GGTGTTCGTATTGACGATGGATACAATTCTACTGAACTTGGCAAGATCGGCGAAAAAATGATGAAAATTGGGGTTCCATCTGATAAAGTATTTACACACTTTATAGCAATCGGAAAACCGGAAAACAAATAAAACTTTATATTCTAAGAACAGGGCGCTAAATTTACAGGCGCTCTTTCTTTTGGCTTGAAAGGAGTAATGATGAGCGATTTCGATACGAAGCGTGATGGAGTTAGATGTGAGATTATTGAGACTGGTGAGGTATTTAATTCTCTTCAGGCATGTGCAGATAGACTTGGTGTTAGTGCACGTTGGCTTAATAGAGTGAGTCAGGGTAAAGGGTTATATTCTGTGCATGGCTATCATATCAAACGGTCCGACATTAAGCCATCAATAAATCGTGGTGGCAGACCTGGCGTGAAAGTTAGATGCATAGAAACTGGAGAAGTGTATAACTCCATCACGAGTTGTGCAGAAGCCATAGGTGGAACACCAAGTAGAATACATGATATTATTCATGGTTCTAAATATAGACACACACATCATGGTTTACATTTTGAAATTTACAAAAAATAGCATATGGGAAAAAAACATGTAGAGCGAAAATTACATTCCCTTTAATAGGAGAGAGATAACTTAACCGCCAAAATTGGTAGTTACGTTGTCTCTTTATTTTTGGACTCTTAGATCAGTCCGGTTAGATCAGCCGCCTCATAAGCGGTGTGTCCTCGGTTCAAATCCGAGAGAGTCCATCTCATGAAAGGAGAAAACCATGAG